AAACAAAAAAGGTACATATATAAAAAAAGATTGTGTTTTTTGTATTAATGATATTGAACACAAAGGAGAAAAAATAATAAAAGTTTTAGATTATAAAATAATAGGAACTAAAAATAAAACGTTATGAAACAAATAGAATTAAAAAATAAAATCTTAAACGATAAATACACCGAGTATATATTTGAAGCGTTTGATATTCAAAATAAAGAAGAAACTTCAGTTAACATACCTATGAATTTTGGAGAATGCAAAACGTTTAATTGGAATATAGGTGTAATTTATGGTGGTAGCGGAACAGGTAAAACCACATTATTAAAACAATTTGGTAATTTAGAAACTATAAATTTTGATAGTGAAAAAGCATTAATATCAAATTTTGATTGGTTAGAACCAAAAGAAGCTACGTCTTTATTGAGTGCTATTGGTTTAAGTAGTGTGCCAACTTGGTTAAGACCTTTTCACACATTAAGCAATGGAGAACAATATAGAGCAGAATTAGCATATAAGATAGGAAAAGCAAATGAAAATGAAGTTGTATTAATAGATGAATATACTTCTGTTGTAGATAGAGATGTAGCTAAATCAATGTCTTATGCGTTGCAAAAATATATTAGACGATATAATAAAAAAATTGTTCTTGCTTCGTGTCATTTTGATATAATGGAATGGTTATTGCCTGATTGGACATATTCACCACTTAAAGGGCGTGTCGAAAGACACGAATGTCTTAGGCGCAGTCGACCAACCATTAACCTTTCGATATTTCGATGTAGATATGAAACTTGGAATATATTCAAACAACATCATTATTTAACAAGTGATTTGTCTAAAAGTGCTAAATGCTTTATTACTCTTTATAATGATAAGCCAATTTGTTTTAACGCTGTTTTGCCTTTGCCAAGTGGCACATTAAAAAATGCTTTTAGAATGAGCAGAACTGTTGTGTTGCCTGATTTTCAAGGCATAGGTATAGGTGGATTTGTTAGTGATTATATTGCAAGTTTATATGTTAAAGATGGTAAAAGATTTTACGCAAAAACTTCTAATCCTGCTTTATGGAATAAAAGAGAAAATTCAAAAAAATGGAGGATTTGTGATATACAAAATAATTTAGAAAAAATACGATTAGAAAATGAAAAGGGAGGACAACAAAGAAAAGTTAGCATAACTAAATCTTTTGAATATATTGGAGATGTTTCACATATAAAAGAAAAGGAGTTAGATATAATTAGATTTAATGCTGACGCTTGGAAAGATATTTCACAAAATCAATTAAGTTTATTTTAATGAAGTGCAAACAATGTAAAGTCGAATTTACTCCCGTTCGATTTAATCAAAAATATTGTTTAGAATCCGATTGCGTTCGTGTTTGGGTAGAAGTTGAAAAGGAAAAGCAATGGAAGAAAAAGAAGAAGATGCTAAAAGATAAATGAGATTTGAAACGCTTAAAGACCTACAAAACGAATGCGAGGCAATAGCGATTTTTTGCGATGAATACGATTTAAGTTGCAGAAAGTTGGACGAAAACGACATAGATTTTGAGTTATTAAAAGACGAACGAATAATAGGTTACGCAGAAGTAAAAGGGAGAAACAAAACAATAGAAGAAGCCTACCCGTTACCCATAGCCGTAAGAAAGTTAGTTAAGCTAATGGACAAAAAGACGAACCCCGTAATTATTTGGAAGTGTTACGACGGCATTATATATGGCAAACTTGAAAAACTAAAGGGACAAATAAGAATAGGGGGAAGAAAACCCCGTGAAAATTCCTTTAACGATATTGAGTTAATGGCTTACTTTGAAAGGTCAAAAGAACTAATAGAAAAAAAAATTTAAAAAAAATTTATATCAAAGTATTGCAGATTAAAAAATAAGTATTATATTTGTGTATAATTAAAAACGAAAACGCTATGAAAACAATTAAATTAACACAAGAGCAGTATAATAGAAGCCTAAAAGCTAAAGGAATGAATCACTTATGGATTTATTCTAAAAACGATACCACTCAACGTACTCATAACAATAGTATATTTTTAACAAAAACAATCGGAGAACCTTTTGCTTGTTTGGTAGTTGAATATGATGGATGGTTTTCCGATAATGATATTGAAAAAGTATTTGGTAAAGGTGTTTTTTATGATGGCGCAGTAAGTCCTGATGATAAAGAAAATATGAATGTACCCGTTTACTACGTTAAAGGATTGGTTAAGTAATTAAAAACAAGGGGTGCGACTTGGTAACGCACGTTAATTTTTATACGCTATGAAACATTTATTCAAATCGTTGGCAGCCTTCCAACAAGAAGTCCCCGTAATTCACAAGGGAACGCAAGGCTTCGGGTATTCTTATGCTGATTTACCCGCTATCTTTGAGAAGATTAACCCACTTTTAGCTAAACACGGATTAGGATTTACGCAGTTGCTAAATTCTAAAGAAGGTGAAAACTATTTAGTTACCGTACTTTTTCACGTTGAAAGTGGGGAATCAATAGAAAGCACTACCCTAATTCCGCAAGTAGAACTTAAAGGTATGAACTCTTACCAATCCTTCGGGAGCGGTTGTACTTATTTTCGTCGTTACTGCTTATCTTCTATTTGTGGGTTAGTTACGGACAAAGATACCGACGCTTCGGGCGAACAAGTAAAGCACGAACCGAAGAAACCAAGCATTGACCAAAAGCGTTTAGGTAAGGCTTTAGAAGCTATCGCAGGGGGTAAGTACACTAAAGAAGAATTACTATCTAACTTTACTTTAACAGATTCACAATTAACACTAATCGAAAACGTTTGAAGTTCTAATCTAATAAAACTGCTATGAAAATAAGATGCTCAGCAATAGGAAAAATAATGACTAACCCCCGAAAGTCGGGGGAAGTCCTTTCGCAAACTGCTAAAACGTACGTTCAAGACCTTGTCTTAGAAGAAAAGTACGGCATAAAAAAAGAATTTAGTTCACGTTACACGGATAAAGGAAACGAAGTAGAAGACCTTTCGATAGGGTTGGTTAACGAGGTTCTTAATTATAACTTTATCTACAAGAACGACGAATTTTTTGAAAACGATTGGGTTAAAGGAACTCCCGACGTAAACACGGACGAAGTATTAATAGATGTTAAATCTTCTTGGGACGCTTCTACCTTCCCGTGGTTTGAGACAGAAATACCAAACAAGGATTACTATTTTCAGTTACAAGGTTACTTATGGTTAACGAATAAAACGGAAGCCGTTTTAGCTTATTGCCTAATCGACACCCCTTTAGAAATAGTTGAAGACGAAATACGGCGCACCCATTGGAAACTTCACCTAATCGAAGAAAACACGGAAGTACGAAAAGAAGTAGAATCTAAACACAAGTTCGGGCATATTCCGAAAAACCGAAGGGTTAAATATTGGTTCGTACAAAAAGACGAAGCCGTAATAGAACAAATAAAAGAACGTGTCGAACTATGTAGAGAATACTATAACCTATTAATGAAAACCTTATGAAGCAAAGAGTTATAGAAGTAATCTTAAGTAAATACGAAAAAGCTATTGAAAGTTCGGTTTATTACAAAGAACGGGTAAATAGACACGAAGACCAACTAAGGAAGTTTAATAAAGAAATTCAACAACTAAAATCCGAAATATATTTTTATAAGGCTAAAATTGATGAATTAGAAAAAGAAAACAAATGAACATAACACACGACCAAGAACCAATTAAACACGAAGACACTATTTTAATTTCCGTTATGACTAAATACAACGAACGCAGTAAAAGAGGGATACGAAAATACGGAACTAACTTAGACCGCAAAGACGTAGATTTAATAGGGTGGCTTAATCATTTACAGGAGGAACTTATGGACGCTACCTTGTATATTGAGAAACTAAAAAACGAGATATGAAACAAACAGCAGTAGAGTGGTTCTTAAATGAATTCAAAAAACAAGTTTGGTTTGAAGAAAATTCCGAACTTGATATTTGGATAAATGATTTAATACCAAAAGCGTTAGAAATGGAGAAGGAACAAATGAGAAAGGCAAGTTGCCCATACATTGGAGGATGGGAGGAAGGTGAGTTTGAAGATTGGTATAACGAAACGTATAATAAAGATGAAAGCAAAACTAACATTTGACTTACCCGAAGACGAACACGAGATATCCTAAATGAAAACGAAATAAACTTAAATAAATAACAAATGGAAACAAAAACAAACACAGGAGCGATTTTTAAGAACGACAAAAAGCAAGGTAACCAACCCGACTACCGAGGAAAAGTAAACGTAAATGGAAAAGAAATGGAGATAGCCCTATGGCTTAAAGAATCAAGTAAAGGACTAAAGTACTTTTCGTGTTCATTTAGCGAACCTTACAATAACGAAAGCCCGAAACAAGTTCACACACAAATAATTGACGAAGACGATTTACCCTTTTAATTATGTTTATAGACGATTATTCACTACGAAACCACTTGCGTAAAATCTTAACTAAAAAAACACGAAACCAAATAGTTCAAGAAATAAAAGAACGAGGCGAAAAAATGCATCAGTACAACATAGATAGATTCCTACAAGGAAAGTCTATAAGTTTGGAAACTGCAAAAAAGTTAGACAAATATGTTTACAGATTTTACAATGGATTACCCCCCGAATAATAAGGGGGTTTTTTTTATTTATATTTGATTAGAAATTAATTATTATATTTGATGACAAACTAAACAAATGGAATGGCTTAACATTGTAGCAAAAGACCATAAAGAATGGGTAAAAGTAGTCGAATCTTTTGGCGAAGATTTTTTTGCTGAAGACATAGTACAAGAAGCCTATCTAAGAATTTATAAGTATTGCCAACCCGAAAACATAATTAAGAATGGTCAAGTCAATAAAGGATTTATGTATTTTACTTTGCGGAATCTTTACCTTTTACATTTACGCAGTAATTCACGATTGGAAAAAGTCCCGCTCGAACAAGTCCAAGTAAAAGACGAACCAAGCGAAATGGAGAAAGAAGAAGCCTACTATAAGTTATTAATGAAGATACAGGACGAGGTGGATAGTTGGCATTGGTACGACCAAAAACTATTCGAGGTTTATAAGGATACAGATTTAAGTATTCGAGACATAGCAAAAGAAACAACTATTTCGAGCAGTTCGATTTTCAACACCTTAAAAAATTGCAAAGCAAAGATAAGGGAAGCCGTTGGCGAAGAATACGAAGATTACAAAAACACGGATTTTGAATTAATAAAATAACGTTATGAAACACGTTTTAAAAGTATTAAACAAAGAATTAAAGGAGCGCAAAATAAGAGCGCACGAATGGTACGATAAATATCAAAAACTTTACGATGATTATCACGATTTAAAAAAAGAAAATGAAATATTAAAAAATGATTTATTTGAATTAAGCCAAGAATATTTTAAAAAAAATGAAAGCAAAGAGAAGGGTACTTACTGAAATGATAAAAAAAACGGGTTGGAGTTCCCAAGCCTTAAAAGAAATAAAAGTAAAGTTTTGGCTATCGAAAGAATATACGATTTACCCAAAAGAACACCTTAACATATAAACAATAAATTATGGCACGAAAGAAAAAACAAGCCGAAGGACTCGGAGACACCGTAGAAAACATATTAGAAGTTACGGGAGTCGCAAAGGTAGCAAAATGGATTTTAGGCGAAGATTGCGGATGCGAAGAACGTAAGCAAAAGTTAAACGAACTTTGGCGATACAAGAAACCCGAATGCCTAACGGAAGACGAATACAACTTTTTGGACAAATTCTACAACAGAAACCGAAGTAGTGTTAGCCCAAGCGAACAAAGAGAAATCCTAAAAATTTACAACAGGGTTTTACACGAAAAACAACAACCCACACAATGCGGTTCTTGTCTCCGTGAAATCGTTAATAAATTAAACACGCTTTACGCCGTTTACAAAGAAGAAAAAGATGCCGATACCGAAGCCGAACCCACAGGAGAATAAAAAGGATTTTGTTATGCGTTGTATGTCAGATGACACAATGAATAAAGAATTTCCCGACACAGACCAACGTTTAGCGGTTTGTTCGTCTACCTACGAAGAATCTAAACTATCAAAACACGAATCAAAATGGGAA